CCGTGCCATCGGCCACGATGGAACGAAAACGTGCTGTAGGGCCTTCTGTTCTGCCCGCGCCCGATCCAAGATTTCCCCTCTTTTTTCCAAATAACTGCGCCGGTGCTGACACCCGTCACCCCACTGCCAATTGTCACCCCTGCTATCAAGATCGTGCAGGGCTTTTCCGTTTGACCTGCCTGAGGCCACGCTCCTGAGGGCCTTTGTGGCGAGGAAGTTTTTGAGCCTTCCTTGTCTGACGGCGGCGGGTGAGACGCCACCCGCCGCCGCTCGATCATCGAAGCAAAGGCAGGTTGACCATGACTGACGAAATCCTGAAGGCGCGTGTCGCTGTTCCGCAATCCAAGACTGACCCGGACGCGGTGCGCTTCGAGGAAATCCCCCTCCCGCCCCGCGACATGTGGGAGAGCATGGGTGTTGCCCCACTTGTCAACAAGGCAGTCTCCCCTATCGCCGCCGAACCGGCAGTTTCCAAGCGCCCCCGCAAGGCACTGCGCTTCACCGCTGGTGAATTTTCCAAAAACGTGCCTTTGCAGTTTCCCTTCGAAGATGACGAGCTCGGCGCGGTAGCGCAAATCACGGTTCGTCGCCTAACGGTTGGCGAGGTGGGCGAACTGCTCGATCAGCGCACCGGCGGCGAAGAAGACAACTTCGATATCTATGCCAGCATGACCGGAATGCCCGCAGAAGTGTTGCGCGGCCTGATGGATGTTGACGGCGAGGAGGTCACGCGAGTCTGCTTCGATTTTTTGCCCCCTATGTTCCGGGCCGCAACGAGCGATCCATCATCGCAGCCGACGAATGGCGAGACGTGATTGCGCTCATGAGCCTCATTTACCAAATGCCTTTGCCTTCAATGCTTGCCATGCCTTGGGATGAAGCCCTGCGCTGGTGGCCGTCGATGTCTGAGGCATGGAAGCATATGAAAGGAGCGCCGTCTTGAGCGACATGGATGTTTCGATGCGGCTCCGGCTGGTAAACCAGCTTTCCAAGCCTGCTAATGAAGCCGAAAAAGACCTGAAAGAACTGCGTGCTGCTGCTGAACGGCTAGGCCAAACCAAAAGCGGCGCGCTTTCGGGCAACCTCGAAAAGGTCGGCAAATCTGCGACTGGCGCGGAGAAGAATGTCAAGGAACTGCGCGCTGCCGCAGAGCGCTTGGGCCACACCAAGAACGGTGCGCTTGCGGGCAATCTCGAAAAGGTTGGCAAGTCCGCGACGGAAGCAAAGGTTCGCATCGGCTCTGTCGGACGCGAGGCAGACGAACTGCGCCAGAAACTCGGCACAGTCGGTAATGGCTCCTTCGACGGCTTGAAGGCCGATGCCCGCGAGGCCGAACAGGCGATTAATCGCGTTGGCGCGGCGGCAAGTGAACTCAGGCAGAGGCTTCATAGTGCGCGGGGCGTTGCGTCTGGAAAGGCGACTGGCGGGCCTGTGCGTGTTCCCGCAGGAGGTGGCGGCAGTGCCGGTTCCGTCGCAGGCGGCATTCTTGACCAATTGAACGTGCCTTTGGCGCTCGGCACGGGTGCGGCCTATATGTCCGGCGGCCTTGCAGGTGTGGGCGTTGTCGGTGCTGGCGTTGCGATCGACGCAGCGGCGGCAGATGAACAGCGAAGCGACTTCCTGCGCATCACGGGTGGCTACAGCGAGGTGGATCAGAAGCAGATCGACGCCACCTTGGCAAGGATCGGCGCAAGGCGCGGCATCGGCAGTCAGGGTGCACAAACCGTGTTTGGCGGCTTGCAGGCTGGTGGCCTCTCTAGTTCCGACGCTACAGCTATGACCGACAACGCCGTCAAATTCTCTACTGCCACACAGGCTACGCCCGACGACGCTGCGAACCTCACTGTTGCGCTACGCAACAATATGGGGATTAAGGCCGAACAGATGATGTCGGCCTATGATGCAATCGCTATGGGCGGCAAAGCTGGTCAGTTCGAGGTAAAGGACATGGCTAGCAACTTTCCGGCCATCCTTGCACGCCTTGGCGCACGCGGATCAAGCGGTATGGAAGGTGTCCGTATGGCGACTGCTTTCGCCCAGTCCGTGCGAAAGCGCATAGGTTCCTCAGATGAAGCATCGACTTCCCTAGAAGCCATGCTTTCAGACATGGTTTCACCAACTGTCCGCGAGCGAGCCGATAAGATCGGTATTGACGTTTTTGGGGAAATCGACGCAGCCAAGGCAAAGGGCAAAGACCCTGTAATGGCGCTCTTGAAGCGCTTCAAAAGTGTAATCGGTGACAACGCCGAGAAGTTCTCTAACACCTTAGGAGGCAACGACACCGCTGCCGTCGCCTACCGCGCCATCTTCGATGACATGGATGAAATCGAAAAGATGATGGCCGAGATGGAAAGCGCCAATGGCGTTATTGACGCTGACTACGATACGGCGACGGGAAACTTAAACGCCCAAAAGGATCGACTGCTCTCCAACGTCACAAAGCGCATCAAAGATACCGCAGCACCGGCCCTATCCCCTCTGACGCGGATTGCCAAGGATGCTTCCAGCGCACTAGAAAGAGGAGAGGATGCGGTCGAGCGTCAGCGCACAATTGACGCTATCGTGGGCCATCTTCCCAAACAGCCTAAAGCCCCTGAACAGGACAAGCCACCGGCATGGAAGCGCCTGCTGTTCGGCTCTGCCGCAGAACCGGGATTTGACCTCAAAAAACAGCTTGGCATTGATCTGCGCCCCTCAGCGGAAGCGGCCATGGACGGCTACAACGCCGGTCTGACAGAGGGTGGAGAGCAGGCAAAGAGCGAGGCAAAGTCCATTGCGGACGAACTGCGCGCCATTCTCGGTATTACCGTTACGCCAACGATTTCCCCCGTGATTGCCCCGGCCTCGCCAGCGCCTGGCACTACCAGCGCGCCGGAAAAGCACTCCTCTCTGCAACAGTCGAGCAACGTTCGCCTGACGCAAAACATCGTGTCGCCAAACCCCAAGCTGGCGGCAATCAAGGCACGCCGCGAACAGGCCCGCGCCATCGAACAGGCGCGCTCCCGCTCCTTCTATGATCTCGGCCCGAGGCTAGCATGACGAAAAAGAAACTGATTACGCTGAACGAAGATGATGACAGCGACAGGATCATGCAAATGATCCGGGATATTGCGGGTGAGGAGGCTCACAACTTGCTGTGCCAACGCTTTGGTGGAACAAGGCTCCGACTCCCGTCTCTTAGCCGGTTCAGCGAGAAAAGCCTCATATCACGGCACCTTGGTCACGACATGGCGAAAAAAGTCATGGATGCCGTAGGCGTTGATGCTTGGCAAAGATTCACCGTCCCTCGCGGTAAAGATGCGCTGCCGGACAAGCTGAGAGCGAGGATAACTGAGCTTCTGGCGGAAGACGGTTTCACTTCTCGGGACATAGCGTTGATGACCGGTGCGCACATGCGCACCGTCCACCGTCGCCGTGCCGAAATGCTAGCGCGTGGCGAGAAAATTGGAAACTGGAAAGCCCCGCGTCGCAACGGAGGCGCTTATGCCGATGTGAAGGGCGCTGCCATCGTGCGCCAGCTCCTCTTGGAAGGCCATGCGCCCTCGCTTCTCCGCGACATTTTGAAAATACCCCCAGACGTCATCCTGACGATCCGGGCCGAACTTCTCAGACAAGGAAAACTGAAATGATGATCAATGACGCTAATCTCGGACTGGTCTTTAAGGGCTTTCAAACCGTCTATAACGAAAGTTTCGACGGTACGGTGAGTCATAAGGACACGCTGGCCATGACCGTGACCAGCAACACCTCCGAAGAAGAGTACGGCTGGTTCGGCCAGTTCCCGAAGCTTCGCGAATGGGTTGGCGACCGCCAAGTTAAGGCCCTGTCGTCGCACGGCTTCAAGATACGTAATCGTAAGTTTGAAAGCACCGTATCTGTCAGCCGTGACGATATCTCCGATGACCGCGTTGGCATTTACAAGCCGATGTTTCAGGAGATGGGCCGGACTGCTAAGCAGCACCCCGACACGCTGATTTTCGATCTTCTGGACAATGGATTTGAGGTCGATTGCTATGATGGGCAGAATTTCTTCGACGCCGATCACCCACAGTTGCCTGACGATAACGGGAATCCGGTTTCCGTATCGAACATGCAGGACGGTAACGGGGAGCCGTGGTACCTGCTCGATCTCTCGCGAGGCGTGAAGCCCATCGTCTGGCAGGATCGCGAAAAGTACGATTTCCAAACGGTCACAAGCGATAAAGATACCAAGGTATTCCTCTCGGATGAATACCTGTATGGCATTCGCGCCCGTGTGAATTGCGGCTTTGGTCTGTGGCAGTTGGCGTTCGGTTCCAAGGCCGAGCTGAACTCTGCAAACATTCGAGCAGCGTATACCGCTATGAGCGAGTTTACCGGAGACAAAGGCATCAAGCTCGGCATTGCGCCGACGCACATTGTCGTCGGTGCAGGGAATTTCTTTAAGGCCCGCGACATCCTTCTTTCCACGACGATCGGCGGATCGACCAACACCGACGCCAATCTTCTCCAAATCATCAAATCGAGCGTCTGAGGCCATCAGTCATGCGTGAGAACGTTGTAACAGATATCGCCGTTTTCGCGGCGGACCTTGACGGCGACAAAGGGCCTGAATGGGTACAGTTTACGCCTCGTGGATCGGTCACGGCCCGTGATGATCGCAAGTTCAATATCAATCCAGAGGTCCTTGTCGAACGCTTTAAGGCTGACGGTATCTCCCTGCCAATCGATATTGACCATGCAACCGTCAAGCGCGCTGCCACAGGCGAGAGTGCACCGGCTGTTGGCTGGATAGAAGAGTTGCAGGCCCGTGATGGTGGCCTATGGGGCCGCGTATCGTGGTTGAAGGAAGGCCTTCGCACCCTCGCTGAAAAGACCCATCGCTATATCTCCCCGACGCTTAAGGTGGGCGAGAATGGCATTGCCGTCTGGCTTCATTCCGCCGCGCTGGTTGCCGCGCCCGCACTCTCCATGCCTGCCGTAGCATCGGCGGATGTTTCCCAGAAAGGAAAGGAAACCATGTTGGACCAGAAGATTATTGCGGCATTGGGCCTGAAGCCCGACGCCAGTAATGAGGACGTTATTGCGGGGATTGCCGCATTGGCTGCTAAGGCGGATGGGACAAATGCGCTCATTGCAGGCCTTGCCAGCGTCACGAAAACACTTTCTGGACAGGTGGTAGCGGCCCGCGATAAGCGGATTGAAAGGCAGGTGGATCACGCTATCGCCACCGGTTCGGCCACACCTGCGCTTCGCGATTTCTGCATAACCCTTGCCAACACCGATGAAGCACTGCTGGAAGAGTTCTGCGCCAAGATCGGAACGCCGTGGGCGCACTTGCAAAAGTCGTCAATCACACCAGAGATGGAGGAGCGCAGCCGCCAGCGGGAGGCAATTGCAGGCCGCTCGCTCACTCTCAGCGCAGACGGCCATAAGGTCGCGCAGGCCCTCGGTATCGATCCCAAGAAGCTCGAAGTATGAGCCGCAGGCGTCGGGACGATATCAAGGACACGGCAGCAGCGCCAAACGTCGCTGCATGCCATGCCTGCCGTTCCTGCACGCCTGAATTCGTTACAATCCCCCTTGCCGACTATATCAGGCTGACCGATGAGAGCCGCCAGTTGGCGGAATGGCACCTCAACAACCGGCAGCTTATCAAGCCGTCCCGCTCCCCTATTACCCGCGATCCTGAGGTGGCCGTTTTTTTGGCGAGCGGCTTTGGATTAAAGTCCGTTGCAAGGCTCCTTAAAGAGTGCAAGAAGAGGTACGGCGCTACCCGCACCCCGTCCGCAACATCGGCATATCGATACTGGGAGGCGCTGCGTATCAACAAGCGAGCGTCGAAGTGAAATTAGCCGGTATCACCGTTACTGCATTCATTGCGGCCCTGTTGGCGACGATTGCCAACGCGAGTGAGATAAGCGTCACGCGTGAAGGGGCTGACTACCAGACAGTGAACGTGGAAGCGGCGATTGCGCAATTCCGGAAGTCTTGTAGACCTCTTGGTACGGATTTTTGGAAGGACATTGAAAACGTGTCCGTTGAAATCAAAAAAGAGGTCGTACCCGCCAGACTGAAGCGAGGATGGAACACTAGCTTCCATGTGTCTTTAAAATACGCGGACAGGCCTGCGAGTGGGCCGGTATTCGCGTCGGAAGCTGGCGTGTTGGCTGGACAAACTCTTCACTACTATCTTGGCGGCGGAAGCACCCCCGGTTATGTTGCAGTGAAGCGTTCGTCGCAGTACATGTGCGGCCTCGATACGAACGATAGGGGGCTTGATGTTTTTGGAGCTGTTCCTGCTCTAAAAATGCTGGACCGATAGCCATGGCCCCCGACGCCCTATTCGGGCGTCAATCTGTTGCCAAATGATGTTGCGCTTCGCGCCATTCGATTTTGCGCGCTACACTTCGTCATTCCG